AAGGAAAACAAGGAAGAACAGAGTTGCTTACAAAGTCAAGAAGGAACATATTGAATTTCTGCGTGAGGAACTCAAAAAGAAACCTGATATTTTTATGTCTGATTTGAAGGAACTATTGGAAAAGAAGTATCCCGATATTGAACTTACAAGAGTCCATATAGGCAGACTTTTACGAGATAATAACAAGACCAGAAAGCGATTTCGTAAAATACACCAACCTACTACATACAGGGGCAAACCAAGAGAGCATCAAAAAGAGGTCAGCACTTTCATACAGGAAGCACGAAAATACTCTATGGATAAAATCATCTGTTTAGATGAAACTGCCCTATATCCTGCTTTGCATCCTTCCTATGCTCGTTGTGATAGTGGAAAGCGTTGCTATGTAAAAACAACTGATAGTAAAGTATTCAAGCATTATTCATTACTGGTCGCAATCACGAAGTTCAAGAGGTTCTATCAAAAACGAATGAGGGAGCAGTAAAAATTGAGGCGACAACAACGACTATTATGCAGTCAAACCAAATGGACTACTCAACAAAAACTCGTGAGGAACTGATTGCTCTTTGTAAGGAGAAGAAAATCAAAGGATATAGCGGTAAGAAGAAGAAAGATATAATTGCTTTACTTACACAGAATGACACTACTAACAGTATTACATACAGTTCAAATAAGAATATTCGCTATATTGGTTGTAAGCAGAAACTCTTAGATAAAATTCATGCGTCTGTAGTGAAATGTGCGGAACAAATTCAACATCGCCCATGTGTGTTATTTGATGCATTTTCTGGAACTGGGACTGTGTCGTCACACTTTTCTGAAAATGGTTTCAATATAATATCATGTGACATTCTCTATGCAGCTTCAATCCTTACAAAATGTAAGGTAGGTATTTCAAAAGATGAAATAAAATTTAGCAATATTGTTTCACCTACAAGTCAAAATCCCATAGAACAGGTCCTTTTCATATTAAACAATCTCCCCGAAGAGGAAGGGTATATCGCAAAGACATATACTCCCCTTGGCAATCGCATGTACTTTACAACCGCAAACGGCAAAAAGATTGATGCCATTCGTAAACAGATTGATTCTTGGTTGAAGGAAACAAAGATAACCCAAAGTGAACATGATTTCCTTCTCGGTTGCCTACTCATTGCAGTAAGTCTTGTAAGTAATACGGCTGGAACATATGGTGCTTACAACAAGATATGGGACAAGCGTGCTGAAAAATCTCTTTTCCTTGAAAACTGCTTCAATCTTGGAGACAAAAAACATACGGTTCTTCAAGGTGATGTAATTCAGCATCTTGATTCACACGAATGTGATATTATGTACATTGACCCCCCTTATAATGAACGACAATATGGAAACTATTATCATCTTCTTGAGACGATTATTCGTAATGATGAACCAGAAGTCAAAGGTGTAACAGGTGTGAGGGATTGTACTGATATAAAGTCTGAATTTTGTAACCAAAAACAAATTGAATCCAGTCTTGATACCTTGCTCAAATCAGCAAAGGCGAAGTATATAATCATGAGTTACAATAACGAAGGTCTCATTTCCAAGGATAAAATAATTGAACTTATGATGAAATATGGCGAAGTAATCTATGAAGAAATTCCTTATGAGAGATACAACCGTGTAAAAAATAAGGGTTCTAATGTTGTAGAATACCTCTTCACTTTGAAAAAGTCAATTACTGCGATTGTTCCTTCGGTTTCCAATTCCATCATATCTCAGAAAGCAGATTGGCATGACAAAATATACAATATGGACTGTATCCAAGGAATGAAATCACTTCCTGATAAAAGTATTGACCTTATTCTTACAGACTTACCCTATGGTCTAACAGAATGTAAGTGGGATAGTGTGATTCCCTTAAAAGATATGTGGGAATCTTATAAACGAGTTATCAAACCCAATGGTGCAATTGTCCTGTTTGCTCAACAACCCTTTACAAGTATGTTAGTAAGTAGCAATCTTGAAATGTTTAAGTATTCTCTTGTATGGAAAAAAACAAAAACTGGAAACTTTGCACAGGCACCCTATCGTTTCTTATGTGAACATGAAGATATTCTAGTCTTCAGCTATGGTAAGGTCAGTAAAAATGGACAACCGCGAATGAAGTATTTTCCCCAAGGAACGAAAGAGTGTAACATTAAAATGAAAGGAAAGAACGGAAATTCAGCACACCGTGAAGGGCGTACTATTCAGAAAGATTATGTCCAGACAACAACAAACTATCCGAGAAGCATATTGGAGTTTGGAAATGAAGGCAAACCTCTCCACCCAACCCAAAAGCCCCTTGACATCATTGAGTATCTTATTCGTTCCTATACAACAGAAGGTGATGTAGTGCTTGATTCTTGTATGGGTTCTTTTACAACTGCAGTAGCATCTATCAACACCAAGCGAATCTATGTTGGCTACGAAAAAGAAAAGGAATATTATGATATTGGAATTAAGAGAATCAAACAACTAACGAACACTTCTGCTTAATGATACAATGTTCCTGTAGAATCCATGGCAAAGAAGACAGGATATGAAAGTTGCTTCTTCACTGATTCTATCTCTCTAAATGAATTACCATATAGGCAAAGACCACACTGTATAGTATATCCTAAATAATGGGTTTCCAAATACGTAAGAAAGTTGGTAAGATTTTCAAGTTGCTTTACACCCAGGAAGCAATCCTTAAGAATTTTTCCTTCGCACACCTGAACACAAAGCGTTTCTTTATTTACCATAACAACATCAGGAAGTGTGAAGTTTTTGGGAACTTGGTGCTCATTTCCCTCCGAATCCGTAAAGTAGCTCCTTGCACTGCTACTGTGATTATGGTAGATTGTGGTCCAACCATTTTTTTCCATATAGTTTTGATAATTAATTGTTGATGCCTTTTCACTCTTGGAATCTCTAGTCCAATAACTGGTTGGGCAAATTATTCCCTTCGAAGATACATCACACCCCTCTAATTTAAGATCATATGCAGAGTTCGCATACCAGAACTTGTCGGTTGTTTTCTTGATTAGGTCAACTGCTACACAATGATTTGTGACAATGAACTTTGCCTCTTTATCCAAACTGTAAATTGCGGAAGCTATGCCTGTAATAAGGCCTTTATTTGGGTCATGACAAATTGCGGTATTCTTTCCCTTGGATAGCTTGGCACTAATCGTATAAGTATGAGGAGCGGTCAGTGTTATCTTCACTGAAACATTTCCCTTTTTTTCTTTGAATGCATTCTTCTCCTTCATGATTTCATCCACAGAAGTAAAGGGAGGGGAGTCTCCCAACAAATTCTTTCCTTTCACATCATAAGCATTGACACCAAAGGTTGTTAGCAGACGCCTTCCAAAAAGGCTTGTCGCTGTATTATTCACTTGTTCTGTATTATAGTAAAGAATAAGAGGCGTAGTTGGATATCGTTGCTTCGCGACTGCAAACTTTGTAAATCTTTGATTAATCGCAGTGTTTCGCGATTCGGAGTCAGTTGTCTTTGTTGATTCCATCAATAAAAGAGGAACAGTTGTCTCATCAGGATTCTCTTTATCGTAGACAATGTAGTCAACAAAGCTTCCTGAACCCTTCACAAGAATTATAACTACATTTATAGAAGGATTATCTGTTTCTACAATAAAAGTTCCATCCCATTTATTTTCCTTGACAGAAGAGGTTATATTGTTTACCTTACAAGATAATTTAAGAAATTTAAGAATAAATTCTACCTCATTCAATTGAGGATTTTCTTCCGTACAGATTGTAATTGTAGACATCTCTACTTTTATAGGTGCTGTTGCCTTTACAATAGTGTCCGCCTCAATTTTTGGTGCTGAAACTGGCGTAGTCATCTTCTTACAGGAACGCTTGTTGTGTCCCCCTTGCTTACAGATAGAGCATTTCATTTTGGATACTTCTCGGTTTTGTTGGTGCTTACGAATTCGTTTTTGCTGGGTTCAATTTTTTTGGGTCGCCAAGTGCCGGTTTGAAATGTTCGTTGGTCTAATATGACAACACAGGAATATACTTTATTTCAACAATTTATGATATGTGTATATACAGATAAACAGTTAGATCGACTTGTAAATATTCTAAGCGATGAAACTTTCGATTACACGCAAAATGATAATCAATTTCTTCGTGAATTACATTGTGGCCGACTAGATTTCCAAACAACTTTAGAAATATATTCAATATTGATTGAAAAACGAAATTATATTATGACCGTAAAAGATATGCGTTGTTTGATTAATCAAAAGAATTATGAATTGGTATAGAAGCAACAAAAAAGTTTTTTCCATAAGCTTCTGCTGTTATTCTCGACAATCGGCACAGGTGGAACCGACGACGTCAGTATTTTCGTATTATGCCCCTTTTCAATAAAATTAGCACACCACTCATCAAATGTAAAATGATGTCCCATACTTTGATTACATCGACCACATATGGGAATTAGATTACTGACCGTCGTTTTACCTCCTCTGACTTCTGGCACGTTGTGACCGCATTGAAAATCGAACACGCTAATAATGTTTGTGCACCAAATTGTGCAACATTTAGCTTTGTAGACTTCTCCACATCTGTTCAGCCATACTTGCTGTCGTAGGGCCTGAGGAATTTTCTTCTTTTTATATTTTGACTTTTCAGACATGCGGTGGCCTAAAAATAATAGTTATTAATATAATAAAATGCAAATCCAGCAAATGTCCCAGTTATTTAATACTAATACAAATTCTTTAGGCCAAACCCAAACCCAAACCCAGCATAATTTATCCAATAAGAAATTTCTAATAGTATCTCCAAAACATACAATTCGCTCAGGATATTCTCGGGTAGCCAAGGCAGTTAATGAGTCATTTCAACGAAATTCGAGTATTTCGACATCAACTTACGAAATAATTACCCCTGATTTGAGTGAATTGACCCAAAAAATTCAGACGGGAAACTATGACATTATTTTTTTGATAATTCCATTCTATTTAGCGGTAAATGTAACTGATAACTTAAAATCTCAGACCAGTTGGCTTTACTATAAACCTCATAATGCATATGTTTTTTCAGATGATATGATAATTCTAAATGAAAGATTTTCTAGAATATTTACACCCACTATTCATTTACAGACGTTATTATCTAAAGTGATTAAATCTCCTATTGAGTTTTTAGATATCGCCATTTCATCATTGAAATTCTATCCTGTTAATAAAAATTCTGCTAGAAAAATATTGAATATATATGATAAAATTCAAGATAATTCGCGAATTTGGCTTGCTCCATCATCGAATTGTTATGAATCAAGGCTTGATACAATTATTCGAGCCTTTGTAGAAATATTAAGTAAATATCCAAATGATATACTTTTATTTCTAGGAGATTCAAATAATCCCGACGGATATTCTCTACAGGAAATTTATTTGAATATGCTTTTTGAAAAAAAGATGGACGTTGAAAAATATGGAAAAAATATTATATTTCTGAATTCTCTACAAATTTTATCTGGGCTAAGTGATCATCATCTTAATATTATTTTTAATTGTGCAGATTATGTAATTTATGCGAATTCTTTCAGTGGGCATATGTTTAGTATTTTGGAAATTATGAAATCAAATCCAAGTATTCCTATTATTGTGCCGAGGCATTCGTGGTTTCGTAGTTTGTCTAATATGGGGAAGCCACAATTGCGTTTTTGCGAACCTAGTCAGATACTTTATAGATGTGGAAATCAGGGGTATGATTATATTATTCATCCAATAGCTCTTTATGAAGAGATGAAAAATGTTAGGGAAAATGTTGTAATTTCAGATTTTAACAGTAGCATAGATGATGGTGGCCACGACTGCAGCTGTGATTTGGATACATTCTTTTCTAAAATTCTCACCGAATTGCCTGACATACAATCGACAGATTTTCCGTTAGCCGTTAGCCGTGAGCCGTGAGCCGTGAGCCGTGAAACGATATAACTATTTATTTTCCACCATACTTTTAAGTAAAAATGAACCCACATATGATTATTGCTCTTCTTCACATATTTCTCATAGGGCCCGCGATGATAGGCGTTGCCGTTTTTCGCTCACAGAATCCAGACTGGGTGTATCAGGTCCTTTTCGCAACAGGTATCATAGTTCTTCTCTATCATGGCTACAAAGCAGTTGTAAAATTAATGGCGAATCATTCTGGTGCCTGGGTGAATATTATTCATGTCCTCCTATTCGCCCCTCTATTAATTTATATTGGTGCTCAACATAAAAATACGCCCCGGGCTGCATATGAAATGTTAGCCATGGCAGGTTTCGCAGCACTTGGCTATCATTTATATAGTATAATAACTATGCTTCATTTTAATTATGACATGGATTGATTACTTACATGATACTAGCTAACATATTATACCGCGGATCAGTTGTTTGAAGTGTAATACATCCTACGGAGTGATATAGAAAACTACCAAGGTTATTCTTGCTATCGTCACATGTTTTACATTTAAACACATAGCCATTTTCCGTTTTTTGTTTATTTAGAATTGCTGAAACCTCTTGGGAAAGATGGGTGCGCATAAAATGGGTAATCACGTTGCCTTTTCGAATATCTTGAAATCCCCATCCTTCCATAGGACACCGAATAATTGGTCGTAATTCTGTTTCTTGAATCTGATCTCGGTGACGAGAATCTCTATGAAGATCCAGAATTTGCTGCGTCAGTGCTGTAAAATCACAGTATTGGCACTGAAATTCTCTGTTATTCTCATGTTTTTGATAATGATAAAACATTGTGCTACGGTGAATAGTGGTTTTATTACATTGGCTGCAAACGAAGAGTCCTGCCTCATTCTTATTATACTTGTAAGGCATTTTCAACTTAATAGGTGATTAGATTAATGCTGTGTATGTCTTTTAAAAAACTATTAAAAACCAGGGTTCAATTTTTCTGCAAACTACCTACTATACAAACTATCTACTACCTACTACCTTCTTTACAAACTATTTAGTCCTTAAAACTACTTTAGGATACTACTAAGCTTAAATATACTTTGGGAAACTACTATGCCCTTAATAAATTACTATTTGAAACAAAATTGTAGACTTTCGGATGAGAAAGTCTATTCTATTATATTCAAAAAAATTATTTTTCATAAAGTAGAACACAATGGCACAGACAGTTGGAAGTAAGGCACAGGTTTGGCATGGAACCGCGAAACATACCTCGGGTGGTTTAACAAAGAAGGATTTGATGAAAACGAAGTCCGGTAGAATAGTTAGCCGTAAGAAGCATGCTGCGGGCAAGAAAGCCATTGCGCGTCTATACAAACTGGGCTACAAGCCCAAGAAAGGAACATTTCGTCTAATGAGTCGTTCTGGTCGTGTGACACGCCGCTCAAAGGGTGGAAGTTTGGCAGAGGATATTGCGAAAGGTTTCGGTAGTTTGACCCAGGCCTTATCAGGTGGCCCGTCTGTTTAATTGAGTTCATCTGCCACCCATCGCAATAAATATGCGATTTTCTCCCTATTAAGTTCATGAGTTCGTAAAGAATGAACAGGATCATACCAAAAAATGTTCCCGTTTTTTCCATCGACACGAGTCCAGCAAAGTCCCGCTCCGGCTGCGCGAATTTCTGTCAAAATCTCCCGAAATTCCTGAAAAGACCACCCTGGGCGATAAATACTTTGTAGAATGCTGAATATATGGTGCGCCTCCTGTGCTCCAATATCTGACTGAACTGGGAAAAAGATTGTGTCATAAAGTGTGGATAGACCTGAGCGAATCTTCATGGCATGCAAGTTAAAATGAATGATTGTTATTTTGTTTGTTGTCTGTGACATTGGTTGTAATTTGGCAAAAAAAGCATCAGGGATATCCAAATCTTCTATTATTATGAGAAGTGGATGCCCCCCAGGCTGTGCGACGAGATGCTGAATATAATTAAGTGAGAGTGACCAGTCCATAGTAGTCTGAATACGGAAAATGGCTTCGTATGACAATTTAATTGTATTGCTAATTGAATCCGCGTGAGAAGTCAGTAGTAATCTCCGTTTGAATGGTTCGCGAATATTTTGAATAGCATCAAGCACAGGGGGATATTTTCCAGTTGTAAAAGGACCTTGTAGGAGAATCCTGCTTCCATTGAGATTTGCCTGGAAAGCTTCAAGATGCACCTGGAGGTCGTTTTGAGATAATGAAGATGCCGACATTATTGAATGGAGTTTGCGATTAGTTGTTTTATTAATAGAGATACTTAGGTAATTTGTAAATGAACGCGTTGGATTATTTGATTACGATACTTCTATTGATTTGTGTTGACCTGGTTTGGCTTATGACGGCTGGCAGACTTTCCTTGAAAATGCTGGCGAAAATCCAGGGCAGTCCGGTTGTGATGCGTTTTTGGGCTGCGACCGTGGTTTACATCGCGTTGTCCTATTTAGTAATGAGTGCTGGCACATATTGGGAGGCGGTCGGATTTGGTGCTGCTACGTATGCAGTGTATGATTTTACGAGCCTGGCAACTTTGAAAGACTATGATTGGAAAATCGCAGTGGCTGACACAGTGTGGGGTGGAGTTCTTTTTGGAACGGTGTGGTATATTCGAAAAAAATATTTGGGATTTGCTGGTTGATTTGAAATTTGAAAAATTGAAAGAGATTTTGGGGAATGGGTTGGGGTGAGTGTGAAAAAATGTCGTCCACGTCCGCGCATACGTCCGCGCCCACGCCCGCGAAATATCAGCCGCCAACACCTGCCCCGTTACCAGAGGATTACGATGAATTTATTGCGTCACGCAGTGAGCGGGAACGTCAATTGCTCACACTTGCCCAGGAGAAACTGGCATCATCTTTTGTAGTTCAATGGTGTCATATGTATCAGCAGTGGAAAAAGAATAAAAATTCTACGAGTGCTTCATAGGATGAGTAGTCGTGAAAATTTGAACGCGCACTTTATTTAAATTTTTTATAGATTAATTCAATATCCACTATCATGGCTTCCTCTGGAATCTTCACGTCCCTCTTCTCTTTTCAGACTCCCAGAGGAGAAAGTAAATGTTTGCGCATCAAGGCTCCGATTCGCCAAAATAGACAGTCCGTCCATTTTACAATGCTGTTGGATACGTCTGGCTCAATGGACGACGAGAATCGTCTAAAAAATGTCAAGTGGTCCCTTAAACATATTCTAAAATACTTGACCGCTGAAGACAAAATATCTCTCATTGAATTTCACGAAAACGCACACATACTCTTTAAACAAAAGGAGGTAACTCCTGAGAATAAAATACTAATTGAACATACCATTGAGCGTATTAAGGCAGATGGCGGCACGAACCTATCGTCCTCTATTGTGGCGGCAAGAGAATGTCTGCTATATCAACCGGATACTTCGGCGACCTCGCCGTATATGAAGCACGGCGTTGTGTTACTTACAGATGGTCATGCGAATGAAGGAATTACAGAGCCACTAGAAATCAATCGCATTTTATCACGCGTCATTCAAGATTCGAGTGGAGCCTCCTTTGCCTGTATTGGATACGGTGTTCATCACAATTCGGAACTCATGCGTAGTATGGCAACCGAAGGAGGTGGCTCTTACAATGTGGTTCAAAATTTGGAGGATGTGGCAGAAGTATTTGCCAATATTCTCGGTGGACTTATTACATGCTCGGCGCAACAAGTAGAAATCATTATTTCGGGTAAATATACCGCCAAGAATCTCAATACCACCTTTGCAGTCCATTTCAATGAAGAGCTAAATCAGACGCGAATATTTCTTGGCGACCTACAAAGCGAAAATGAAGTTGTTCTTATACTTCCGAACGAAATTGATTCGGTGACTGTAAAGGGATATGATTTATGTAATTTGAACGCATTTGAAGAAATTGTTGAAAATTTTAGTGGTATTGTGACGGAGGATGAGAAGAAATTGGGTCTGGTGAATTATTTCCGCCTGGAAACGGCGTATTTTATTGATGATGTTCGCCAGGCGTTGATCTCGAGAACTCAATTCGAAGAGCTGCGAAATCGCCTGGTGATTTTGCGTGAACAAATTCAGATTGCGAATACAGATTCCGAACATCCTCTGTATGCACTGTTATTGGAGGAAATTTTAGAAATGGAGACAGCAATGAATCCAGTTGCTAATAATTTACGACAAACACAAGCGGAAGAACTTATTGCAATGGAAACTTCACATGTATTTTCTCAGCATTCCGCATATTTGTCACTTGGCCGAGGTGTTCGTTCTCATTTTACGCCGAATACTCCAAATTTGCGACAACTTAGTCGGCAAGCGTCTGGTGTCCCCCAACTGCAAT